ACAAAAAGATAAACTTGTAGGTCATAGAGATAACACATTATCTGTTATACAAGGTGGTAAAGCATTTGAAACGCCAAAACACAATACACGTTGGCTTACAAAGACAAAACATTATTGGAAAGAGTATTGGGACAGCGATTTAGCTTCAACTGCACAAAAAGTTGATTTTCCTGCATTTTATAGATTGTTTCAATATTATGACGAAGTTGAGAGAGCTAACAGAGTAGTACAATCACAAGGTAGTGCAGGACTACTTGGAACAGGGTCAAAAGGTCAAGCAATAATAAATCCATTGATTTTACTTACTTTGAAACTTGAAGAAAAAATATTGAGATTGGAACAAGAACTAGGTTTGACACCACTTAGTAGAAATCGTTTAGGTATTTCACTTACAGAAAATGCAATGGGTTTCAAACAATTACAACAACTATTGCAAGATAATGACGAAAAAGAACTTGATGATCCTAGACTGTTAATGTTGGAAGAAGAATAATGTACAAACCTTTACCAAGTTTCATAGATATACAAGATAGTGAGATTGAGGGAAAAGGCTTATTTGCCAAACAGATTATCAAAGAAAATACAAACATAGGTATTTCACATGTAATGGTTAATGATCCGCATATATGGATAAGAACACCTGTTGGTGGTTTTGTTAATCATAGTGATGAACCAAATTGTCAAATAGTAATAGATCAAGCATTTACACATTTGTATTTTTTATTTACTAATCGTGAAATAATGCCTGGTGAAGAATTGACCGTACAATATAACAGTTATAATCCAGAAGAAGAATAATGAAAGATAAATGGATTTATCTTAAAGACGGATCAAAAGTACACATTTCATGGATTGATACAGAATTTGAAGAATTAGATGAAGAAGAATAGTGCAGATATATAAATTTAGAGATATTACAACAACAGAATATACGATACAAGCAAATAATCAAGATAGGGCAATAGAATTACTTGATAAAATTTGGTGGACAAAACAATTAAGTATCAAAAAATACATTGATAAAAATGATTTAAAAGTAAGACAAAGGGTATGGATAGAGTTTGATAATCTTGCAGAGCATATCTGTACAGAGTTTATAAGTGGTGATGATGAAGATAAAAAATACTGTATTGATTGTTGGGAATATATAGAAAATGATTGAATTACCCGAAACAAAAGGAGCAAGGGTTGTAAAGTTCATTGAAAAGTTTTGTGTGCATGGTGAGGGCGACTTTTTTGGCGAACCATTTAGATTAGATGATTGGCAGAAAGCGTTAATTTATGAACTTTATGAGGTAAATAAAAAAGGTAATAGAAAATATAGAGAGGGGTTAATAGGTTTACCGAAAGGTAATGGCAAATCTGCATTAATTTCTGCACTTGGTCTTTACGAACTTCTTGGATCGGGTGTTACATCACCACTTGTTGCGGTTGCAGCTGCGTCTTATGAACAAGCCAATCTTGTTTTTGGAACAATGAAAACAATCTGTAATGAAAGTCCATTACTAAGAGATATGGTTGAAACATACGAAAATGAAATACAAGTTAAAAATGCACCTGGTAGAGCTTTTAGAGTTGCAGCAAAGGCAGGTACAGCAGACGGTGGTCGTAATAGTTGTTTTATTGCTGATGAGATACATGAATGGAACAACATTAATCTAGAAAGGGTATATTACGTTTTATCAAACAATACGGCAAAAAGACAAGACGGTTTAGTAATTGGAATAACAACAGCAGGATATGATTTAGATAGTCTTGCAGGTCGTTTATATCAACGTGGTTTACTTAAAGAAAGTGGGACAGATGATCCAGAATTTTATTTTAAATGGATTGGTGCAAAAGATACAGATGATCCAAGCGACACTAAATTATGGGAAAAAGTAAATCCTGCCGTACAAAATGATTGGTGGCCTGTTGAAAACTTACAAAGACGTTTTAAGTCTTTACCCTTACATGAATTTCAAAGGTATCACCTTAATCAATGGACTAGAACAGAAGATGAAAGTTGGATAACTTCAGATCAATGGTTATCTTGTCAAGATGATGATTTAGAACTTGAAGAAGCAGCAGATACATTTGTTGGTATTGATATGGCTTTACGACACGATAGCGTTGGTATAGTGTACGGACAAAAAGATGAAAATGAAGTAATCAATGTCAAATCAAAGATATGGTTGCCAGACGGTGAAAACTACATGGATTATCAAGAAATAGAAGCGTTTATTGTTGATTTGATGAAAAAGTATAAATTGATTGAAGTCGCTTATGACCCTGCTTTTTTTGAACGTTCTGCACAAGTATTGCTTGATCGTGGCGTACCAATGGTAAACTTTCCACAGACACACAGTCGTATGATACCTGCGTGTGGTAACGCTTATGATTTAATTGCGAATACTAAAATAAGGCATGACGGCAACCCAACATTTACAGACCAGGTATTGAGTGCAGCACAAAGAACAACCGATATGGGTTGGCGATTATCAAAGGGTAGATCAAAAAGAAAGATTGATAGTTGTATAGCAATGGTGATGATGTTAGATCGTATAACCGCACCAGAACCTTTAGACGAAAATCCAGAAGTGTCTATTATTAACTTATGAAAAACTATATAACAACACTAATTGAAGTAATAGGTGCAGGTCTTATAATTTATGGTGTATATACAATAAATATTTCGTTTGCAATTATAATTGCAGGAATATTTTTGATAGTAGGAAGTTATTTAACAGTTAGATGAGTTTGTTCAAAAAAGAAAATAGGGACGCAGCTTTAGGCAATCTTACAGATTTATTAGCACTTAGAGAGGGCGGACTAAGAAATTATAGTGGTGAAGAAGTAAACGAGCAATCGGCATTAGGTATATCAACTGTCTTTAGTGCAGTATCTTTACTTGCCGATAGTATCGCATTATTACCAATGAAAACTCTAAGGTATGATAAACAAAAAGTAATCCTTACAGAAAAACCAAAATTTTTAGAAAAACCAAACGTGGCACAAGATATATCAATGTTTTCATTGGTACATCAAACCATATCAACACTAGCCATGCATGGTAACGCATTTATATTAGTTGATAGAGATAGGCAAGGCAGACCAATACAACTAACACCAATACACCCCGAAAAGGTCAAAGTTGAAATGCTTAACGGAAAAAAAGTATTTATGTTAATGACAAAACATGGACAATATGATAGACGAATTACAACTTATAACATGTTACATCTTATTTGGTATCAATATCCAGGTCAATTAACAGGTATTAGTCCATTACGTGCAAACGGTAATACGTATGGTTTGGCTTTAGCAATGGAAAGACACCTATCGCAGTTTTACGGACAAGGGGGAACACCCTCTAGTGTTTTGGAAACTGACAGGGATTTGACTTCAGAACAGGCAAGTATTCTTAAAGATACATGGTTAGGTAATCATAATAGAAATAGAAAACCTGCTGTCTTGACAGGTGGCCTTAAATGGAAAGCAATAAGTGCAGCAGCAGGTGATGAATTGATAGCTGCAAGGGAACAAATCACGCATGAGATAGCAAGAGTATTTAGAATACCTGCACATTTACTACTAGCAAAAGACGGATCAAACGTATATTCAAATCTTGAAAGTAACGGTCTAGCATTTATACGTCATACACTTCTACCATGGATAAGAAGAATAGAAGATAGTTTTACAACACTTATACCTGGTAAACAATTTGTTAGATTAGATACAGATGAATACGCACGAGGGGATCAATTAAGTCGTGTACGTTCTTTTCAAGTTGCAATAAGTTCTGGTATGATGACACCAAATGAAGCAAGGGCAAAGTTGGATTTAGAACCTTACGAGGGTGGGGACAAATTCTACATTGGTCTACAAGGTGCATTGATTGATCCAACATTACCCCCACAAGGTATTGATGAACACGATCCGACAAACCCAATGATAGAAGAATAATGCCATATTCAATTAGTAGAAAAGCTGAAGATTGCGACGGGTTTGCCGTTATAAAAGATAGTGATAATTTTATTATGGGTTGCCATGAAACAGAACAAGAAGCAAAAGATCAAATAACAGCATTAAATATATCAGAAG